TCGATCTCCCCGGTGGGGTACCGGGTCAGGTCCCATCCGTTGCGGAACGGGACGATGGGCACCACGCCCAGACCGTGTGCGGTGCGGGACGCCACCGCCACGTTGTGGTCGCCGTGGACGCGCACGATCCAGCGGGCCGCGTCGTCGAGGACGTGCCACACCTCGTAGTCGAAGCTCGTGTCGGCCGGCATGCCACTGGGGTGGTGGCGCCGGGCCGGTTGCTTGAGCCCGAGGAACGGGTAGTCGTCGCTGTAGTCCTCGAAGCCGACCCACCACTCCCTCGCGCTCACGGGACGGATCACCGGGTCGGGCTTGCCCGGCGTGACCATGCAGCCGGCGTAGCCGTGCTTGGCCGTCTCGTCGTAGAGCGCCTTCTGGCGCGAGTCCATCCCGTTGGCCTGCCACCACTCCCACTGGGGGGCGTTCTCCACCGAGGTGGTGGAGGGCCGGAACCCGTCGACGAAGAGGCGCTGGGTCATGGTGTTGACGACGAGGGGCGTGAGGTTGGTGACGCCCCGATGCACCAACTCCCGGAACTCCCGGGTGGCCGTCTCGGGAGTGTAGGGCGGGCGGTGGCGGCCCCGGTAGTAGTCCTCGTAGAGCTGCAGGCGGGACCATTCGCCTTGCGCGACCGGACCCCAGTCCCTGACGGCTTCGGCGACCTCTTGCTCGCTGGAGAGCAGCATCAGACCCCGGCGAACCACGCCCGGCGGGGCTTGCGGTCCAGCAGGCCCTTGGCGATGCAGTCCCGGCGGGCTTCGCTGGAGATCACGCCGGCCATGGCCCCGTCGATCTTGTTCGGGCTATGCGGCCGGTCCTTGGTGAGGGTGAACAGGTTGCGCCCGTCGTCGTCGAGGGCGGGCAGCAGCTTGCGCCGGGCGTTGGCGATGTGGCGGGCCATGACCCCATCGCCGTCATGGGACATGTCCCCGGCGGCCACCGCGGCGACGTAGTAGGCCACAGCATCACCCAGCTTTCGAGAGCGCAGGTTGGTGACGAAGTCGGCCACCCGGTCTTTGCCGTAGCGGCCTTCCCAGCGGTCGGTGAGGTGCTCGATCTTCTGGGGGTCCGAGTAGATGAGCCCGACCTCGTAGCGCTCGACCGCCGCGTCCACCGCGGCGTCGGCCAGCTCGAAGTCGTGCTCGTAGTCGGGCCCGGCGCCCGGGGGCTTCTCGATGATGCACAGGGGCCACTGGTGGAACGTCGAGACCTCGGTGGCGATGATGGCCAGGGCGTCTTCCCATCGGGCTCCGTCCACGCCGATGGCGATGAGCGACCCGTCGGCGACGACGTGATCGGCTTTGGTGTTCGTCCGCCAGGCGTCGAGGTCGAAGGCGACGTCCTCGCCGGCATGGACCCGGTTGAGAAAGAACCTCTCCGCCTGGGCCGGGTCTCGCTTCATGAGCGCCTCGACCTCGACGTCGACGCGGTCGAGGTCCACCCAGCCCCGCCACGTGGGCCCGTTGCGTACCGAGTCCCCGTAGGCGTGGCGCATGGCCTTGCGCCGTTCAGACCGGTTGCGCACCGACCCCCCGATGGGAGCGGGGTAGTCGACGAACACGCCTACGGGGTTCTCGTTCGTGTCCTGGGCCACCGAGTCATCGGTGATGGACCAGGCGTTTGTGGTCTCCAGGAAGCGCCCACCCATGCCCGAGAGGTTGCGGCGCTGGTTGTCGGCCAGGCGCTTGCCGCCGTTGCGCTCGATCCAGCCGTGGGTCTCGTCGGAGAGGACGTGGGTGACGCGCTGGCCGAGGCGGGACATGGCCGACGCCGTGACCGGTTCGATCAGGCCGCCCCCGGGGAGGTTCACTCGGGTGAGGCCGGTGTCGGGCAGCTCGGCGTCGAGGGGGCCGTAGCGGATCATCGGCGTCAGCGCCCGGTAGACGTTGGCCGTCTGGTCCTCGGAGATCGCCGTGATCTGGATGTGGGGTGTGGGCCAAGGCCGCCCCACTGCCACTCCATTGGCGTCCCATCCGTCGGGCAGCGCCGGCCCACACGCCTCGAACAGGATAATGGCGGCGCTGAACGGTCCCTTGCCCCACTTCTGGGGGCGCACCAGTTGGGCCCCCCGCTCGTAGTGGAACCGAGGGGCGCCCCACTTCAGGCTCTTGCCGATCGGGTTGATCCGGTAGAAGTGCACGAGGAACCGGACCATCTCGTCGGTGAGCCGGAAGGGCTCGCCCAGCAGGTCCCCGTCGGGGACCACGCAGTTGGCCTCGATCCACTGCCAGGCGGTGATGCCGAGCGTGGGGAAGTCCAGGCCGGTCTCCGACAGCTCGGCGTCGGGACCACGCCAGCCGGTCACGTCTCGTCGTCCCCCAGCACCGCGTCGATGGCCTCCATCAGCCGGCGCTCGGCCGCCCGGGCCTGCTGGGACTCCTCGATGGAGCGAGTCGTCGGCTTGCGCTGCCAAGAGAGCCACTCCCTGGCCGCATCCTCCAACTCGTGGCCGACGACGTCGTCGTTCACGTCTCGTCGTTCTCCATCTCGAACACGTCGACCACGTGCTCGGCGTGGGACGCTCCGAGGACTTTCCAGCCGCAGTAGCAGCCTTCGATGTCGCGCCGCTGGTGGTAGACGAGCACCATGATCAGACGCTCCCGCTCGGTCGGCGTCAGCTTCAGTCCCGCATCCCCTTCAGGCGGTTGCGCATCGGGGTCACGCTGGCGCCCGGGCCCTTCACCGGCTCGGGCTTGGTGGGCTCGTCGACGAAGACCATGTGCTGCTTGGCCGCGCCCGCAGGGGTCAGGCCGAAGGCGTCGTCGAGGCGCATCATCAGGGCCAGCAGGCGGGGGGCCTCGGTGGCGTCGCCGTGGCCCAGGGCCTCGTTGTAGAGATCCTCCATGGACGCCCGTCGAGCCAATGGCTCGTGGAAGCCCTTGTGGAACAGGATCGCCTGAGGGGAGGCCCACACCCACTTCCACCAGCGACGGCCGGCTGGGCCCAGGGGGAAGGGAGGCGCCGGCGGACGACCTATCCGCCCCTGGACCGGCAGCCGATGGACGCCCTGGCCCGTGACGTCTTTGCGTCGGGACCGGGCGTCGCTGGTCGGCTTGGGGAGCGCGTTGCTCACGAGGACTTGGTGCTCGACTTCGAGGAGCTGGTCTTCGTGGCGGCCGCACCGGAGGACGTGGTGACCGACCCCGTGCTCTTGTCGGACGAACGGTCGGACGAGTCACTGGACTTGCCGGAGAGTTCCTCCTTGGCCTTGCGGTTGCGCTCCTCCTGGTCCTCACGGACCTTCTTCTGGCGCTCCTTCTCCTTCTCGATCTGCTCCTCCCGGAAGCCCTCGGGCTCGGGCTCAGGTTCCGGCCCAGCACCGGGCCACTCGCTGAACACTCCACTCATGAGTATCTCCCTTGGGCCGAGCCACCCTCGTGGCCGGACTTGCGTAGATGGCATCGTCGGCAGATGGCCGCCAGGTTCTCCATGCGGTGGTCGTCGCCGTTGATGATGTGATCGACATCGTCGGCCGGCATAGCGCAGGACTGGCAGGTGTAGTTGTCCCGGTAGAGGACGGCCTGGCGTAGGGCCTCCCAGTTGGGAGGGAGCCGGCTACGCCGGTCCGAGCCGGCCCATGGAGCGGGCCGATGGGTCTCGCAATAGGTCGTGTCGCACAGGACCGGACAACCCGATCTGGCGCATGGACCCCACTTCCTCACCACTTTGCGCCTACCTCTGGCCACTAGCCGATGCCCAGAGATGACCTTAAACCGAGTGCATTAGTCAAGGGGTGCAGCTATAAAGATGTAGCTGAGTGCTGCTCCAAGAATGTGGCTCTGACCAGGACGTACGCCGTACGTAGGTCCGGTGGTACCCTCCGGTCGACGTCGCCCGGACGTCGGGGATGACCCGGGGCAGTTCCGTCCAAACAGGAACTACCCGGGTCACTCCTCGTGGCGGTCTAGTTGAATTCCGGCGACCAGCCCTGGATCGGTTTGCCCTTGGGGCCGGAGTAGATGCGCAGGTCGAAATAGTCGGCCATGAAGTGGGCGATGGTGGCGTCGAGGTCGGCCTGGGGACGACCGAAGGAGGCGACGAGGGGATCGTCGATGGCCAGGGGGTACTTCCAGGCCGCGTCCAGCCGGGACGGAATGCGGGCCACGGCGCGGAGTTCGTGGTTGACCTCGCCCAGCTCGCCGATCTGCATCTCGTCCCACACCAGGCGGCGACCCTTGAGCTTGTAGGGCAACGAGCCCTGCCAGGTGTCGCCGGGGCGGGCCTCGTAGTGGGCGATGAGCAACTCGGTGAGCAGTCCCCGCTCCACCGCCGCGTCCTCCCTCGCCATGCGCTCCATGTCCCCGATCTCCCAGTGCTTGCCGGTGATGGGGTTGATGGCATTGCTGGCGCCGCTGTAGGCGTAGGAGTCGGAGACGAGCAGGACGGAGTCGGCGGCGAGGCCCGGTACGCCGGCCCCGATGGCCATCAGGACGCCCTCGATGTCCCCGTAGGCCCGGATGATGAGCTTGCCCTGGCGGTGGAACTCGATGACGGTGGGGATGGTGGCGTTGGGCTCTCGTCGATGGAGTCGGCCCTTCAAGCCCCGGGCCCAGGTGAGGGCCTTGCGGATCTGATGCTCTGGTGTCGGGGTCATCCTTCATCCGCCTGCTCGGCGAGCCAACGCTGCACGTCGGCCGGGTCGAACCGGACATGCTTCCCGATGCGAAGCCCACGGGGGCCGCCGCGTGGCGACCGGCTGCGCCATCGTCTGACCGTCTCGACCGGCACGCCGAGGTAGTCGGCAAGCTGTTGGATGGTCCAGAGCGGTTCGCTGGGGAGCCCGCCCGTGGGGTCCCTTCGCTCGTCAGGGGCGCTCATTCCTGGGGTCTCCTCGGCCGGCTCGGATGGGGCCTCGGCCGGCTCGGATGGGGCCGTGACCGTCTCCCTCGGGTACACGTGCCAGCGGGTGCCGGGGTACTTCCTCTCTAGGACGGCCTCCCAGGTCCGGCAGACGGCAGCGAGGGTGGCAGCGGGGACGGCCGGGGCGGTGTGAGGTGTCGGGTCCATCAGTTGCTCATGTCCTCAGCGACGATGTCGAGCACCAGAGG